CACCGGAATATCTAAGGGGAAAGAGATCAGTACAGGTGTTCGAAGATTCACGCGGCGCGAGGGTGGAGGGGTGGGAAGTGTCCGGCGGTGGTCTCGTCTCTTCCCTTGCCTTTCCACCCTCTGACCTATCGCCCTAACGAATCGGTGGCGCGAGGGGCAGGGGCGCGAGGGTCTGCCGGTGGTCTATCGGTGGGCGGTTACTTATTGATTAGGAAGCAGGCATATAAGGGGAAAGGGTGCGCCGGTGAGGTAGTGAGCGCGACGGCTTTCCCCCTACCGCCTACCGTCTGCCGTCTGCCCTGCCGGTCTGAGCCGAAAAAGACCCCACGGTGCTAAATCTGTTGGCACGGGTGGGTATATACCCTCACAAAATATCTCGACTAAAGTCAATCTATTGTGTTCGGCTATACCGTTTGTCCGTATTTGTACAGATATAAAGATGAACAATAGGTGATTTCCATCACATTAGAGGGAAATCGCTATTTTTTTCTGCCTTAGTGTAGTAGTAGAGAGAGAGAAACGGTACGCCCCTAGTTTCTCTCGATACGGCCCCCTCTCGTTGACACTTCGGGGGCCTAGCACCAACAGTATTTACCCCTCGGCTCGTGTGCTCGCCTCGGGTGCTTCAAGCACCTAGCGGTGCTTTTTAGTGGGGTGTAATCTACCCATAGATCTGGAGCCTAATGTCTGACAAACAAGCCGCTGATCTGGCTAAGAGGGTCATCCTCCAATGCCTAGCGGAGGGGATGACAGTAGAGCAGGCCTGTGGGGTGGCAGGTAAGTCCCCCAAGACCTGGGAGTACTACCGTAGGTCAGACCCCCACTTCAAGTCCCTAGCGGATAGAACACGGCTCGGTGCAGTCTCTAAGAAGTTTACCGAGGCTGACGCCCAAGACCTAGACTTTGTATCTTTCAGAAAACGCTTCCTCCACTCTGAGACCTTTCCACACCAGAAGAACCTGGTAGATGTGATTGAGGGTCAGGACCCAGGCTGGCTTCACCCCTCTATGCGGTTCGAACGGGGTACGGCCAATAACCGCATCCTTATCAACATCCCACCGAACCACGCCAAGTCGATGACGGTGACTGTGGACTACGTCACCTACAAAATCGTCAACAATCCGAACTTCCGAGTTCTCATAGTTTCCCAGACCCAGCGCTTGGCAGCGGACTTCCTCTACGCTATCAAGCAGCGTCTTACCCACCCAATGTACGAAGAACTCCAGCAGGCCTACGCTGCAGGGGTGGGCTTCAATACCAAGTCTGCCTCCTGGCAGGCTACCCGCGTTACCTTCGGAGAAGAACTCCGCGAGTCCTCTGAGAAGGACCCGAATATCGAGGCCGTCGGTATCGGCGGTCAGATCTACGGTAAACGCGCCGATATGATCATCATAGATGACGCTGTTACCTTGTCTAACGCAAATGACTTTGAGCGACAGATCAAGTGGCTCACCCAGGACGTACGCTCCCGTTTGAACCCAACAGGTAAGTTGGTTGTCGTAGGTACGCGAGTTGCATCAGTAGACCTCTACCGAGAATTACGTAACCCAGATAGATACCCAGGCGGCCTTGTCCCTTGGACCTATCTAGCGATGCCAGCCCTGCTTGAGCCTAATGAAGACCCTGAAGCCTGGGTCACACTCTGGCCGTATTCAGATCAACCCTTTGATGGACAAGAGGAGAGTGACAAGACCGAGGATGGTCTCTATCCCCGATGGAATGGTCGTCACCTCTACAACGAACGTCAGGCTATGGACGCTTCTACTTGGGCCTTGGTCTATCAGCAGCAAGATATTTCTGACAATGCTGTTTTTGATCCTGTCTGTGTCAAAGGCTCTATTGACGGAATGCGTAAGTCGGGTGCGCTCAACCCAGGCTACCCAGGACATCCTAAGTCTACCCAAGGTTTCCACTTCGTCTGTGGTCTTGACCCAGCAATGGTCGGAGATACAGCAGCGGTCTGTTATGCCATTGACCGCAATACGCACAAGCGCTACATCGTTGATGCCGTCAAGATTACAGGACCAACCCCTGCTCAAATCCGCCAGTTGATGTTTGAGTGGACTGATGCCTATAAGCCCAGTGAGTGGGTTGTAGAGCGTAACGCCTTCCAGTCCTTCCTTACCCAAGACGAAGGCATCCGCCAATATCTAGCAACGCGAGGTGTGATCCTACGTGAACACCACACAGGAAACAACAAGTGGGACGCAGGCTTCGGAGTTGCCAGTATGTCCACATTGTTTGGAACGAAGCAGAGCGATGGTAAGCACCATCGAGATAATCTTATCCATCTTCCTTCGGATCAAACAGAGAATATCAAGGCGCTCATAGAGCAACTTATTACCTGGTCTCCTACGACTAAGGGTAAGACCGATATGGTGATGGCCCTCTGGTTTTGTGAGATCAGAGCGCGAGAAATCATAAACAATGGGCAGCATAATGTCCACCATATGAAGAATCCGTTTTTGAGTAGGGCCGAACGAGCCAAGCGAGTAGTTGTCAACCTTGATGACCTATTCGAGCAAAAAGAACAACAGTTCATCTAAGGAGCAATGATGCCAGCCAAGAAGAAGATCTTTACACCGAAGAGATTGCCAAGCGATAGCGATGTGATGATGCCAGGCTATTCATATCCTAAGAAGATGAAGAAGCAAGTAGAAGCGCAGCGCAAGAAGACCACCAAGAAGAAGTAGGTCAAATGTTATCAGTGAAGGAAGTAGCGGCTAAGGCCTCACGCCTGCAGACCCGCTACGCAGCGAGAGATCAGCGTATGCGCGATGTTCTCTCTGTACGTCAAGGAGATATGTCGAAGGTCTATCCTTCTATGTTCTCTGAGGAATACCCAAAGCCTCTTATTGCTAACTTCATCGACGTCGCTGCTCGTGACCTCGCAGAAGTAATGGCGCCACTGCCTTCCTTCAACTGCGCTGCAACCAATATGGTCTCTGACTCTGCTCGCAAAGCAGCAGATACCCGCACTCGCATTGCTAACTACTACATCTCAGCGAGCGAACTACAGATCCAGATGTACACCGGAGCCGACTGGTTCAACACCTACGGTATGCTCCCAGGAATCGTAGAGATGGATTACGAGTCCAATAGTCCTCGCATCCGTTTGCTCAACCCTTTTGGTGTCTACCCAGAGATTGATAGATTCGGTAGAACCATCTCACTCGTCCAGGTCCTTGCCACAGATGCAGAGACACTTGCTGCTCAATACCCAGAGTTTGCACCTCAAATCCTCAAGCGGGATTACACGCAGCAGGGCAGTCCGTATCTTTCAGTGATTAGATATCACGACAAGGACCAGGACCTTATCTTCCTACCAGAGCGCAACAACTTGATTCTTGCCAATACACCTAATCCTGTTGGCAAGTGCCTGGCGCGTGTAGCCGTTCGCTCCTCCATTGATGGCGAAGCACGTGGCCAGTTTGATGATGTTCTAGCGGTACAACTTGCACGTGCGCGTTTCGCTGTCTTGCAGATCCAAGCAGCAGAGAAGAGCATCCAAGCGCCTATCGCTATCCCTCAGGATGTTCAGGAACTTGCTTTAGGTCCTGACGCCATTATGCGTTCTGCCAATCCCCAGGCAATCAGGCGCGTACCGCTAGAACTTCCTCCAGGTGTATTCACCGAGTCTGGCGTCCTAGAGCGTGAACTGCGTCTTGGCGCTCGCTACCCAGAAGTGCGTAGCGGGAACCTCGATGCTTCCATCATCACAGGTCGTGGAGTCCAAGCACTCCAGGCTGGCTTTGATACACAGGTGCGTTCAGCACAGGCACAATTTGCACGTCTCTTCACCGACCTCACTGCCGCTTGTTTCGAGGTAGATGAGAAGGTCTTTGGTTCTATGACCAAGGAGATCAAGGGTGTAGACGACGGCACTGCATACACGATGAAGTACATCCCTTCACGCGACATCAAGGGTGAGTACGGCGTAGATGTGCGCTACGGCATTATGTCTGGTATGGACCCTAACCGCGCTATCATCGCACTTCTCCAGATGCGTAGCGACAAACTCGTTTCACGAGACTATGTACGCCGCGAGATCCCAATGGAGTTGAATGTCACACAAGAAGAACAAAGGGTTGATATCGAAGAGATGCGCGATTCTCTTCGTGTTGCTCTGGCTCAGTATGCCCAGGCTATACCAGCACTGGCAGCGCAGGGACAAGACCCTACTCAAATCATTGGCCGCATTGCTGAAGTTATCAAAGGTCGGCAAAAGGGCCTCCAAATAGAGACCATCATCGAAAAGGCATTTGCTCCAGAAGAGCCAGCGCCACAAGAGATGATGATGGCAGCACAGATGTCACCAGCAGGTGCGGCCCCCGCCCCTGCCTCGCAGCCAACTCCAGAAACCCCTGGTGGAGCGGCCCCTGCTGGTGCAACTCGTCCCGACATAGCAACACTGCTCGCCTCAATCGGCGGCGCATAATCCAACAGAGGAGGTGGAAAATGATGGGAATGAAGAAGGGTGGCCGTGCAGCGGCTCCTGTGCAGAAGCCGACTGAAG